CGATGAGGCCAAGACGGAATCGGGCAGGGATGCCTTGGGCTTCTATCATGAGCGCAAGGACGAGGCGCGCAACGTTGGTTTGGGGCCGGATCATGATTGGTCGAGCCACGCCAGCGATGCATTTGGCCTGATGGCGGTTTGTTACGAGGGCTCGGACAAGGCGATGACGATTGACGGGCTGTTCGATAGCGATTTTGCGAACGAAAGCCGCTCCAGCATTACGGGCTACTGATGAAATTCGATGCCAGCACGTTGCGCGAAGAGATGGAAGTCATCGAATCTCAGGTCGAGAGGAGCCTCAAAGAGGGGCGCCGCGACGACAAGCTGATCGATCGTTATATCGTATACGCCCGCAAGCTGCGGCAGAAGGAATTTGAAGACAATGGCTATGTTGCCGCGCGGTCGAGCGTAACGGGATATTGATGAACGACCTTGCCGCCGCTCCCGTAATGCCGACCGGAATGTCTGCGCAGAACCCGGAAGGCATTGCCCAGACTCAGGCGTCCGGACCGGATCAGGAGCACATTGGCAAGCTCAAGAAGTGGATTGACGCGGTAAATATCGCGGACGACCTTGATGATACCCTGCTGACCACGATTGGCGCGCGGGTTGTCGAGGAATACAAGATCGACGACACCAGCCGGGCAGACTGGAAGACCAAGACCCAGGAAGCCATGGACCTCGCCATGCAGGTCGCGAAGGAGAAATCCTTCCCATGGCCCAAGGCGGCGAACATCATCTATCCCTTGGTGACGACGGCCGCGACGCAGTTTGCGGCCCGCGCTTATCCTGCCATCGTCAACGGCAGACAGATCGTCAAGGGCGTTGTGGTGGGCCAGGACAAGGGCACGCCGCAGATTGGCCCTGATGGCACTCCGGTGATGCAGAACGGCCCACAGGGCCCGCAGCCGGTATGGCAGGTGCCTCCGGGTGCCAAGCGCATCAAGGCCGATCAGATCGGCGACCATATGTCTTGGCAGCTCTTGGATGAGCAGCCGGAATGGGAGCCTGAGACCGATCAGCTTCTGCACTTGCTGCCGATTGTCGGCTGTGTGTTCCGCAAGAGCTATTTCGATCCTGCAAAGGGGCGCAACGTGTCGGCGATGGTCTCGCCGATGAAGTTCGTGGTGAACTACAACGCGAAATCACTGGAAGTTGCAGCGCGCGGGACGGAAGAAATCGAGTATTATCCTCGTGAGATCGAGGAGATGCAGCGGGCCGGGACGTTCAAGGCGCCCAAGACGCCGTATGGCGAGGCTGAGGGTGCGCAGGGCGACCGGGATAAGCCGCACGAGTTTCTAGAGCAGCACCGCTATTGGGATTTGGACGAGGATGGCTATCCGGAGCCCTATATTGTTACCGTCCACAAATCCAGCCAGACAGTGGCGCGTATCGTGGCCCGATACGATGCGGATGGAATCCATTTCAATAGTCGAACCCACAAGATCGCCAAGATTGACCCGGTTCACTATTACACCAAGTACGATTTCATCCCCAATCCTGACGGTGGAATCTACTCCGTGGGTTTCGGCCAGCTCCTTAGGCCAATCAACGAAGGCATCAACACCGTCCTGAACCAGATGCTGGACGCGGCGACGCTCCAGAACGCTGGCGGGGGCTTCATTGGCAAGGGATTGTCGATGAACGCAGGCGCTATTCGCTTCCAGATGGGCGAATACAAGACGGTCAACGTCTCCGGCGGCACGCTGCGTGAAAACCTTGTGCCGATGGACTTCAAGGGGCCGTCTCCGGTCTTGTTCGAGCTGCTGGGCTTCCTGGTTGAGGCTGGCAAGGAGATCGCAGCCGTCAAGGACGTTCTAACGGGCGACCAGAAGGCGTCCAACGTGCCGGCGACGACCACGCTTGCTCTCATCGAGCAGGGCCTGAAGGTCTTCACGGCGATCTACAAGCGGGTTCACCGTGCGCTCAAGAGCGAACTGAACAAGCTTTACCGGCTGAACCGTGTTTACGGTCAGCAGGAAATGCAGTTCGAGGCCGGCGGCGAGTGGCAATCGGTCCTGAAGCAGGATTATCAGACCGGCTCTGGCGTCCAGCCCTATTCCGACCCGTCGATGGTGTCGGATATGCAGAAGATGGCGAGGACTCAGTTCCTGCTCGGCTTCCTGCAAACCCCGTTTGTGCAGCCGTTGAAGATCCTTGAGCGCGCGTTTGACGCTGCCGAGATCGATAATCCGGAAGAGTTGCTGGTTACGCAGATTCCGCCCAACCCCGAGCTTGCTTCCAAGGGCATGGAGTTGGAAATCAAGGGGCATGAGGCGCAGTCTTCGTCAAAACTCAAGGACGCCCAGGCTGTTGCGGCCTATGCGAGCGCGATCAAGTCGCTGGCCGATGCTGATGCGGCGGTTGGTGCCCAGCATCTGTCATGGCTCGACAAGGTGCTGAAGGCTCATGAGATCGAGGTTGACGCTGCGATGGCGCCGACCAAGGGCGCGGACGGTTCGAGCAAGCCGGCAGGAACGCCGCCGAAGTCCCCCATGCTGGCGCACCCGATTGTGCCGGGCCAGCCCAATAATATTCAGCCTGATATCTCGGATACAGACCAGATGAACGGCGGCATTGCGGGCGATCCTGACGGGAATCTGAGGATGGACCCGGATAGCAAGTTCGCCGCGGATCATGGATCGCCAGCGCCGTGAGCGTGACCAAAGAGCAGTTCAATCTTTGGAAGCACGATCCGGTCAGTAAGGTCTTTCTAGCGTTCCTGAAGGACAAGCGCGAGTTCCTGATCAATCGCGTTTCAGAAATGTGGGTTGACGGCGCGGAAGTACCGCCGGCAGTTCGCGGCCAAGTCATTGAGCTTGGCGAGATAGCAGAGCTCCAATTCGAAGCAATCGAGTCATTCTATAAAATTGAGGAAAGTGATGGCGCTGAACCCCAAGGTTCTGTCGGTTAGTCGCGTTGAGTACATTGCCGCTCCGTGGACCGGCGAAAACAAATCAGGCTGCACCCCCGTTGGTGATCGCGTCCTGATCCTTCCAGATATCGCAATGACCAAATCGCAGGGCAACATTGCCCTTCCTGACGACGTTGTGGAGCGTATGCAGCTCTCGGCCTCGTCCGGCGTCATTGTTGAAATCGGCGACGACGCTTTCGCGTGGAATTCAGACCGAACCCGTCCGTTTGGTGGTTACAAGCCGAAGGCTGGTGATCGGGTCCATTTCGAAAAGTATGCCGGCAAGGAAATCGTCGGCGACGATGGCGCGAAGTATCGTCTGGTTGATGATAAGGCCATCGGTGGCATCAGGAAAGTCTAACCAGGAAACAGTCATGACAGAAGCTAACCTGGCGGAAGCTGGGACTGACGGCGCATTGCCGGAAGCCAACGAGGCCGAGGCGAAAGCCCGCCGCCTTGGCTGGGTTTCGAAAGAAGAATTCAAGGGCGATCCCGACAAGCACCGCTCCGCTGAGGAATTCCTTCAGCGCGGCGAGACGATCCTTCCCATTTTGCAGCGCGATAACAAGAAGCTGCACGATACGGTCAGCCGATTCGAAAAGGAACTGCGCGAGACCAAGGAAGCCGCCGCTGGTGTCGAGGATCTGGTCCGCAAGTCGGCCGAGCGCGAGCACAAGAAGGCGCTCCGCGATCTTGAGCGCAGGCTTGATGCCGCGATCGAGACCGCAGACGTAACGCAGGCCCGCCAGATCAGGGCTGAAATCTCCGAGCTTCAGGGCGGCGAACCCGCTCCCAAGCGAGAGCCAAAGCCAGTTGGCGAGCCCGACAAGCCCACTGTCGATCCCGAGATCCAGTCTTGGATTGATCAGAACGACTGGTTCAACAAGTCGATGGCTCTCCGTGGGTACGCCACGGAAGTATATGGCGACCTCGAAAAGCAATTCCCCGGCAAAAGCCGCTCAGAACTGCTTTCAGAGACCAAGCAGCGCACCGTGGATCGCTTCCCGGAGAAGTTCGGTGTCAACCCCAAGCGCGATGGCGCGGCTGCTGTAGCGGCTCCTGGCGGGGTTGCAAGCCCGAAGAAACCGGCGGGCCGGACCTATGACGATTTGCCCGCAGAGGCCAAGAAAGCCTGCGACAAATTCGTCAAGAACATTCCGGGCTACACCAAAGAGAAATACGTCAAAGATTACGAGTGGGATTGAGGCAGATGAACGAAGTCACAGAACGTCGCGGTCCCGGCCGTCCGAGGAATGACATGAACGCTCCGGCAGCTCCGGCTACGGATCTCCCGCAGCGTCCAGCACGCAAGCCCTTTGGCTCAATGAGCCTCAAGCTCGATTATCCCCAAAGGGAAGGTTTCCACCGTCATTGGTTCAATGACATCCCAGGCCGCGTTGGCCGTGCTCTTGAGGCAGGTTACGAGCACGTCAAGGACCGGGATGCCAAGCCAGTGAGCCGGGTGGTCGGTACTGCCGAGGGTGGCGGTGCACTGACGGCCTATCTGATGGAAATCCCCGAGGAATGGTACAACCAAGATATGGCCCAGGAACAGCGGATCATCGACGCCAAGGAAGACTCGATGCGCCGTGGTGTTGCTGACGGCCCCGAAGGCGAAGGTCAGTACGTGCCCAAGCAGGGCATCAAGATCTCGTCCAAAGGCTAACTCAACAGCCTCTTTCGTTTCACCCGTGCCAGCCAATGGCTGAGCGCGATGCTTTCTCACGCCTTTTAAGGATTTCCTTATGGCAAACGCAAACGTTGCGCGTGGGCTCATCCCCTACGCTACTGTTTGGGGCCAGAAATACAACGGCTCCTTCAATACCTACTTCGTGCCGGCGGCCTACGCGACGGCGCTCTTTGTCGGCGACCCCGTCGATATCATCTCGTCCTCGAACGATGCCAACGGCATTCCCGCCGTCAAGCTCGCCACGGTCGGCTCTCCGTACCTTGGCGTTGTGGTCGGCATCATCAACGGCGGCGACATGGGCAACATGAACACGGTCACCCGTGATCTGCCTGTGTATCACCCGGCCTCGACGGCTCAGTATCTTGCGATCGCGGACGATCCGAACCTCCTGTTCGAGCTTCAGGACGACGCTTCTGCGCAGGCGACCGCTCCGAACCTTTGGGCTGGCAAGAACGCCAACCTGGTTGCTGGTGCCGGCTCGACCGTGACCGGCTATTCGGGCTGGCAGATGGCGGCTTCGACCGTTGCCACCACCAACACCCTGGATGTGAAAATCATCCGCCCGCTGCAACAGGCTGATAACGCTATCGGCACTGCTGCGAACACCAACATGAATGCAAAATGGCTTGTGAAGCTCAATAACTCGCGCTTCGCAAACCTGATTGCCGGCGTCTAAGAGGAGGCGTAACACATGGCTACGATTACCACTGGCACGCATCCCAAAGCACTTTGGCCCGGCATCAAGGAATGGTGGGGCCGTTCTTATTCGGAGCACCCGGAAGAGTACGTCGATCTCTTCGACAAGGAGACTTCGGACAAGGCCTACGAAGAGGACGTGGAAATCACGGGCTTCGGTCTGGCTCCCGTCAAGCCGCAGGGCGCCTCGATCAACTACGACACCGAGTCGCAGGGCGCCGTCACCCGCTATACGCACGTTGCGTATGCGCTGGGTTACGTCGTGACCTTCGAGGAACTTCGTGACGACCTTTATGAGGTTGTTTCGAAGCGGCGCGCGAAGCAGCTCGCTTTCTCGATGCGTCAGACCAAGGAGAACGTCGGCGCAAACGTGTTCAACCGTGCGTTTTCCTCGTCCTTCACGGGCGGCGACGGCGTGAGCATGATCAACTCGGCGCATCCGACCACTGCCGGCAACCAGTCGAATGTTCTTACGACTGCTGCCGATCTGTCGGAAGCTGCGATCGAAGACCTGACGATCCAGGTCATGCAGGCGCAGAACAGCAAGGGCCTTCGCATCTCCCTGATGCCGCAGTCCCTGCACGTTCCGGTTCAGCTTTTCTACGAAGCGAACCGTATTCTGAAGTCGGTCCTTCAGAATGACTCGTCCAACAACGCTATCAACGTGTTGAAGGCGACGAACGTGTTCCCGAAGGGCATCAAGATGAACCACTACTTCACGTCGGCAACGGCGTGGTTCATCCGGACCAATGCCCCGGCTGGCCTGAAGATGTACGAGCGCGACGCGATCATGTTCGATCAGGACAACGACTTCGACACCAAGAACGCGAAAGCGGCTTGCTACGAGCGTTATTCGATGGGCTGGAGCGATTGGCGCGG